GGAGGGGCAGAGACGATGCATTCCCTGGGAATTTCTGACTGAGTTGGGGAGGCAAATTGATCGATACGGCAAAATATGCCGGAATGGCAAATCCAGATTTGCCTATCTCTGAATTGAATTTTTTGATGTCAAATGTCATACGCTACTTCTCGATTCTTTCCAAACTTTAGACTCTGATGCACCAACAAATTTGCTCAAAGGCAAGAAGATGGCTGGAATTTTCAATAACGGTATGAATATTGCTAGCAAAACTGATAAATACATATGAACTTAACCCCCAAAGGAACAATGCATGCCTATTTATCACACACACCATATAATTCCTCGTCATATGGGAGGAAATGACGATTCTTCCAACCTAGTCAGACTAACAATAGAAGAACACGCCGAGGCACATAGAATACTGTTCGAAGAACATCAACGTTATGAAGATTGGTTGGCATGGAAAGCCCTTTCTGGTCAATTACAAAATCAAGAGATCAATTACCACAAAGCAGCAATTGGTGGCAAAAACTCCATGCCGAGAGAAAAACGTGTGGCCATAGGCAAGATGTATGGATTTAAAAAGGGCAATGTTCCCCACAACAAAGGCGTCGCTATGACAGATTCTCAGAAGAAAAAACTCAGAGAATGGGAAAGAACAGAAGAAATTAAAGAGCGGATGCGAAAGCCCAAGTCGGATACTAGTAAAATGGGAGCATATGTGAGAACCGAAGAAGTTAAAAAGAAACTATCTTTAGCAGCAAAAAACGGCGCATATAAAGTCACATGCATTGGCTGCCGCAAAGAAGTATCAATTGGGCCATTTGCCGCTTTCCATAAAAAACATTAAACCTTAGTTAAACTCTCCTTCCATACAGCACTTTGACTAGCTCCCTGAAACTTAGCTAAGTTTAAAAACAAAGCCGGAAGCCATTCTTCTGGAGTGATATAATAGAACCTTCCAGAATTGACATGTGATAAAAGATACTGTTTAACACAGGGCTTGAAATATTTCATCCTCGATGCATTCTTCATCATCGAATAGGATGCCCGTATGCGAGCCGTTTCGTCCAATTGCGTCACTCTGGAAATTTGTGCCAATTGGCCCAACAATACTGCTCTAAGCTGCGGCTGCAAATAATGGAAATTCAAACCCATAAACCCTATACCATTCGGTGTTCTGGCGACAATGTTTTGCACAGTCTTTGAATCAAATGGTATCACCAATGGAAAGATATCATAATACGGCAGGTCTTTCTTTGTCTTGGGATCATATGAAAAGAGGTACATGTTACCGATACGTAATTCTCTAGAAGTCACCAATCTGGATTTGTCGGCGCGCAGCACTTGATTTGGATCAACGACCATGCCCTTGGCTGCCGTTTGGTACCAGTTCATTGAAGCCTGTTGAAGAGAGGGCATCATGTTGCGCACTCGTCCTTGCTCCAAAATCTTGGAGAACACCGTTTCATTCTTCTCCTTAGAGAGAATGCCCTTGAACTGGTCCCATATCTTCGCCGCCATTAGCCAAATATTTCCTTTTCCGTAATGACATGAAAAGTCCAACCTCGTTCATTGCAGAAACGTTCGGCCGCATCCCACTTGGCCTTATTTATAGACCATGTTGCAACTTCTGTAATATACTTCTTGGTTCTAGCCTTTTGAACCTTTGGCTCGATAGTTTGTTTCTTTGGTTTAACCTCCAGCATGCGGGTCGAAATCTTTCCATCCTTATCTTTGAAAGTCACAACAAAGTCTGGAAAATATCTTCTTATTTTACCATCTAGAGGAGACTTGTACGGAACAACCACTTCTTCGGAACCCCATCTTATCACGTTTGGATGATTATCAAGCCATGCCATAGTCTTTGCTTCCCAACCAGAACGGTAGATGATCTTTGTGGGATCACCAGCATACTTCTCGGGATGCCGAGCTTTGAACAATCCTTTATATGTCTGCGCCATAAAAGCTATTTATATGTGATAAATAGGCGGATACTCCAGGAGAAGTAAATGTCCCAAAACCACGGCGCCAATGGACCATTGGCAAAATTGGCAACCCCAGATAAGGTTCAAGATTTAAGGTTTCCGGCCGAAATAGGCATGATTCCACATACGATTACGTTTAGGGCTTTTAAAACAACGCAATTGGACCGCTCGTCTTCTGCCAACAAAGTACCACTGACAAACATTCATCTTCCTGTACCTGCAAATCTTAGTACCGCATATAATTTGGATTATTCTACAGATTCCTTAGGCGCAGTATGGCAAACTCTTGCTGATTTTGCTGCCGATAATAAATATGGAAGGGATGCTCGGGGTACTTTCAATTTCGACCTTTCAGATACAGGTAAACTCACAAAGACTCTGGAGGCGATGATCGGGACTTCCGTTGGAGCCGCCGTGGCATCGAAAATTGGCGTTACACGGACCACAATAATGGCTGCCCTGTTGTCTCCAGAGACGCCGGTTAAGGCTGTACTGAGCAATTTTGGTTTAGGAATCAATCCACACAAAGTTGTGTTGTTTAATTCTCCGCAATTTCGTAGGCATGAATTTTCATATCAATTCACTCCAATGTCTTATGCGGAGGCCAAGACGCTGAAAGATATCATTCGGGCATTTAAATATCACTCGGCTCCAGGGTATCCAACAAAGTTGCCTCCTGGGGCATCTGATGGCAAATCACTTTTTGTTAAAACGCAAAATGCTGTGCATGATGCCGCATCTGCGTTCGATACCTCCACGGGCAAACACTTCTATGAATACCCGGAGTATTTTGATATAGAGTTTGCGGCGGACGATCAGGATCACCTATTCAAGATTGGCAATTCGTTTTTGGAAGCATTTTCGGTTGATTACCATCCAGGAAACACTCCTTCGTATGCCAAAGGATCCGACGACAAGTTTGCTCCAACCCAAATCAATATCAAAATGTCGTTTCTTGAAACAGACATTGTTACGAAAGAAAATATCAAGGAGCACAATAGGTAATGTCTTATTGGTTTGATAATCACCCAACGGTCAACTATGATCCGACCGGAGAAAATGCTCCGGTGTTAGCTATCGATATTACGCGCATGTTTAAATTGTCTGAATTGGGTGGCAATTCGAAATTCATATTCTATGATTATCAGGTTCAGGATCATGATAGGCCCGACACGATTGCTCATAAGTATTATGACAATTCCCAACTCGATTGGATAATATTTCTGGCAAATCAAATACATGACCCGTACTTTGAATGGCCACTCAACTTCAAACAATTCAACGATTACATAACACAAAAATATGGATCATTGTCTTCTGCTTCGGCGACCATTCACCATTATGAGCAAATCATAATTACTCGGAAAGAGTATTATTCGAGTTCCGATCAATCGACAATTGTTATACCTGAAAAAAGCCTCGTAGTGGATCAAACGACATATAATACTCTCCCGGCCGCCTCTAGGAGGGCCGTATCATACGCCACTTGGGAAGAAGACCTGAATAATTCCAAAAGAAATATCAAAATATTGGATGCACAATATGTTCCGGCTTTGGTAAGACAATTCGGGAGCATATTTGATTAATGACGAGTTCTTACCTAGTCGGCAAAGGTGATGTGCGCCTTTTGAGTCTACGCACTTCCTCCGGAAACGTTATCGATATAAGTAAAATGGTGAATACGGTCTCCTACTATGAAGACATAATGGCTCATGGCATTTGTGCCGAGGTGCAAGTCGTTGATGGTATTAATTTGCAATCCACAACTCAGTTAACTGGCGGCGAGACCATGACATTTGATGTTGGCGAACGTGGTCAAAAGGCTCGTAAATTAAAGTCGAGTTTTACGGTTAATTCTTTGTATAATCGTTCATATAGTAGGAAGGATTTGGACTTATACAGTCTGAACCTGATGAGCCCCGAAATGGTATTAGACGCATCTTCTCAAGTATGGAAAGCCTATACAAAACCCATACACGAAATCATTAAGAATGTCGTAGAAGAATATCTAACTCCCATCACAGGAAAGAAGCTTATTGAATTTGAAGAAACCCATGGCATTCATTCGATGGTTGGAAACGGAGTAACTCCACTTTCGTTCATCAAACAGCTATGCCGGGAAGCCGAATCTATTGCATATCCATCTTCTATATTCTTGTTCTATGAGAGAGCCGAAGGCTATTGTTTTCATACGATTGATTACCTTTATAGCCAGACTCCAAAACATAGAGTATTTCACGACCTTGTATACCTTTCGCAGGCCGATGGGGACAACTTCAGGCAACAACAAAATTATATAACAGATATCCATTATGAAACTGGTGGGTTTGATATCATGCAACCTGGCCAATACAACAACAAAACTATGGCATTCGATCCTCTCAGAAAGACTATGCAAGTGACCTCATATGCATATGATCAAAAGAACAAAACATTCTCGGATGAATCCAAGAAACTATTGAACAAACCATCGTTGGTGTCATATGTCATGACCGATTCAATCAGAAACTCGTCTCCGTATATCAAGGATAATCAAGTTTCTCGAAGACGCCAAAATTTTGTTGGTAAAGAAAAAGCGGTCATTGCGCAATATTCAGCAATGAAACTTAAAATTGTCATACCTGGCAATTCAAATATATATGCTGGGCAAACAATCGATGTGGTTGTTCCTTCGAAGGATGATTCCTCTGGAGGCAAAATGTATAATGACGATTTCTATTCTGGAAAATGGCTTGTATCCTCCCTTGGGCATAAAATAAATGTTCCGACGAATGATTATTACACTGTACTTGAATTGATGCGCCCAACTTACAATAGGAAGATCAAATGATTAGATCGGAAGAATTTGCTGGCGCATCTGGTCTCGTATGGTTCTTTGGAGTCGTCGAAGATCGTATGGATCCATTAAATGTTGGACGAGTACGAGTGCGTTGCCATGGTTGGCACACAGACAGTCTTACCGATCTTCCCGTGGAATCTCTTCCTTGGGCTCAAGTCATGACTCCAGTGACAAATCCTGCAATGTCTGGAATTGGGCAGGCACCTGTTGGACTAGTCGAGGGCTCTTTGGTCTTTGGTATATTCCTAGACGGAAAGAACGCCCAGATGCCATTGATACTTGGTTCAATTGCAGGTATACCCGGAGAGCTTCCTGGAAACAAATCTGGAGGCTTCCGCGACCCAAACGGAAAATATCCTACTGAGATTGATAAACCGGATACTCCAAAGCTAGCATATGATCCGGACAATGCTCCGTCGAATCAAATCAAGAAAGACCTTCTGGAAGAATATTTCCCATACACAAATAAGCCAGTGTACCCATACAACAAGGCCATCAACACCGAATCTGGTCACACAATTGAAGTGGATGACACTGACGGCAATGAGAGAATTGGAGTATTTCATAGAGCCGGAACGTTTATTGAAGTGCTTCCCGATGGCACATATCTCCACCATGTGATCAAAGATTCCTATCGAATCATCGCAGGTGATGATACTGTAACTATCAAAGGCTTCTGCAATATCACAATCGACGAGGATGCATCCTTGCGTGTGAAAGGCAATCTGGTTCAAGAGGTTGATAAAGATTATTCGATCACCGTGCATGGAGACATGACCATAAATAATGATGTGACGATCAAAGGCAAATCGATTGCCACAGAAGATCACATTTCAAATGGCATCTCTGGCCATGATCACGTACACCAGGATACAAAGGGGCTCGGTGCCGGTAAAACTACAACGCCGGTGAACTCATAATGGCATTAGCAAACTCTGACTTTCTAAACGAATCGACCTCGGGACCAGACGGCACTGGCTTCTCGATGAAGATTCGTGGATTGGAGATCACCACAGATCGATCCACAAACCCATATGATGGCCGTATCAAAATCGGTCCATTCGTTGCGAATGGATCGGGCGTATTCGTGTCCGCAGCCAGCTTTGGTAATGTGGCTATCAATGCAATCTATGCAAACGGATCATACGGCACCACGAACCAAGTACTTCGCACAAATGGCACTACAGCCTTCTGGGGCCCTGCGCCGTCTGGCGGAGGCGGTGGGGGACAAACCAACGTCTTCTCTGCAATTGCTGTATCTGGCCAGAACACGCTTTATGCAGATGGCCCGTCTGATACTCTGACTATGGCTGCTGGTTTTGGCATTGCCATTACCACAACAAATTCTTCGGACACTATAACGTATCGTGTAACGAATGCGCTCGCATCAAACGCGTATCTGCAATTGTTCATCGCGAATACAAACTCATTTGTAAAGAGTCAGTTGGCAAATACCAATCTGGCAATTCAACGCCTGAACATCAATTTGCTGGCAACCAACAACAACATTCGAACACTCGTTTCGGATCGTATGCAAGTTGCCAACACCAATCTGCTTGTGGCGACAAAGCTAAGCGTCGCCAACGCAAAGGTTTGGTTGGCTAACACCAACGCGTTCATTAAATCTCAGCTAGCCAATACTAACCTGCGCATCAATGCCGTCTGGACTGGATTAACATCGACCAACACTGCCATCCGAGCGATCATCACAGTTGACAAGAGCAATCTTCAGTCAACTAACACCGCTCTACGTCTGCTAATTGCCGACCGTATGCAGGTGGCAAATACGAATGCCCTAGTTGCAACCAAGATATCGGTTGCAAATGCGAAGGTGTGGCTAGCTAACACCAACTCATTCATTAAATCTCAGTTGGCGAACACCAATTTACGAATTAATGCTGTATGGACTGGGTTGACTACCACCAATACTGCTCTCAGGTTGTTGATTTCCGACCGAATGCAGGTGGGCAACGTTAAAGTCATTTTGGCTAATACCAACTCATTCATTAAGTCGCAGCTAGCAAACACCAACATTCGAATCAACGCGGTGTGGTCGGGATTGACCTCGACCAATACTGCATTGCGTCTATTGATATCGGATAGGCTGCAAGTAGCCAATGCTGCCTCTGTTTATCAGACTAAGGCAATTGAGCG